CAAAATCTGCAATTCCGCCAGCTGGTATTTCTTCTGTTTTTAAATTTGCAGTCATGCTTAATACCTTACCATGAAAGTTTTAGTTGTTCAATCCTATATCTGTGACAAAGCACTTGTTGTTACTCTTGTCTTAGATAGTTCTTGTATACTTGCGACAACATGCAATCTGTTTGCCGTTGCAGCTTGTACTTTCAATATCTCTCCACTAGTTAAAACTAAATCTCTTGTCAATAGTTCTATTGTTGTATTAGCACCAACAGCTTTTACTTTAAATAAACTAAACACCGCATTGCTTATGTCAGTCAATGTTACCGTTACAGTATCAGCATTACCAGAATCTTCTGATATTAATATAGAATTTATAATGGATGCATTAAAATCGGCACCACTAGGAGCCGTGTACAATGTAGTAACATTCGTAGTGGTTAGATCAAGCTTTGTATTTGTTAAACCTTGTATGTATTGAGGAATACTTGTTACAAACATTAGCGTCTACCGTCCTCTCGTATATCAACTCTTGGAGATCCCAGTTTATATTTAGTTCCTAGTGATGTCGAATCAATTCGTAAAGCAAAAGATCTGCCCCTAAGACGATAGTCTAATTTTTCTGTAAATTGTTCTATAGGACTTGTAGCTGATCTTTGCGTTGTACCAGCTCCTGTTTTACTAAAATTAGAACCAGGAAAGTCTTTTACTTTCATTGTAAAGGATACATCGGGGTTAGTGCTTGTTGATCCGTTAAAAGTTACGTCTGGTATAACTCTTTTTAAAGATAAAAACTTATCGCCATCACCAATATCAATAGGAGCAGATTCAATAAAAGATGTCATAGCTGACCCATCATCATCGTAACCTAACTCATGGTTATATAAATATTGATTTCCTGTTGCTATAGGTAATGTTCTAATACCTCTATCTAACCACGCTTGACGAGCTAAAGTACCATAATACCAAACCTTCTCTGAATAATTATAAGCAACATAGGCATCTATTTCTGTACTATCTTTTGTTGGGTAAAACCATAATAATTCACTAAACTCTGAATTTACTCCTACATGAACCTTGTCTCGTTCTTCAAAATTAAAATCTAAGAAAACTTTATCTTTCACAGTGCATGGTAATTGAATAGTTTGCCCACCACTATACACATAAAAAGTATCTACACCCATCCAAAAAACTGAATCTTCAACAGCTACAGCCGAAGAAGGGCTCATTATTGTAGTGTTTTTAGATAGTTCTTGTAGCCCAAAAGTAAAGGGTGGTCCTATAAATTTCATGCCATGAAGTGATTTATTTGTAAAAACAAGTATCTGTTGTTTTGTTTCAACGGCTTGGACAAAGGTCGATCCACCACCAAGCCTTAAATCGCCCGCTGTATTCGTAGCTGTAGGAAACCAATCAAGAGGGTTTTCTTGTGAGGAGAATCTAATTAGCAATGGATCTTGTACCCCATCACCTTGATCCGAAGTCAAATTAGCACCAAATCCATCACAACCAAAAGCAATCACATGTCTGTCTTGGTCAGATACAAGAACTTGCTTGGCTCTTTGTGGAATACTGGCTTTTGTACCTGTAAGAGTACTTAGTTCTACTGCTCTAGTACTAAAACCATTGGTTTTATCCCAATAAAACAATCCACCATCTCTTGGGTTTATTATTAAATCCTCTCCAAAGTTATCATGTGACCATAATCTAATCTGAGCACCCGCAACCGTGATGGAGGCTGCACTACCCCAACCAACAAAGTCATCTGTGGCTAGAACATTACCCACGGCTAATCTAACTAATGTATTGTCTGCGTGAGTTGCGGCTACTGTATCACTATGTCCACGAGTTACGGTCATAGTGTTATCGTCTGTGGTTGCCGATACAAGCATAAGCTCGTTGTCTACAAGTATTACATCGTTTGCTGTGTTCATACCCGTTTCATCATCCACATCAATAGCAGTTTCACTATTATCTAATGCTTCATTAAGTTGTGTAGCCAAGGCTCCACTAGTTGTACCACTCCATTGTCCTGCACCCCAACCAGTACCACCAACAGTTACGTCAAGACCCGTACTTAACTGATAAACACCTACAACACTACTGCCTCCGTTACCTGTGTCTGAGGAATTAGCGGCATTAGTCAATAGCACAGTGTACTGATTAGAACTATTTAAGGCTACAATTTGATACTCTTGATTTAAAACAGCAGCTGTTACAGTGCCACCTAGTGTAGCGGCACCAGAAAAAGTAACAAAATCATTTTCATTGGCTCCATGAGCAGGATCATTAACTATTAAGGTCTTAGATCCATTGGAAGCAGAAAAAGTAATATCTCCAGCACTGGTAGTTGATCTCACTGGAGTAATATCATTGAAGGTTTGTCCTTCTTCAATATAATATTTAAGATTGGTTCCCACTCCTAAAAAATCAGAACCATCTAAAGCAACCCAATTATGCAAACGTCTTGCCGTTCCTTCATAAGTGGCTGTTGAATGTTTTGCCCAACCGCCTATTTTTTCTGGAAACCCAAAACGAAATCTTACTTTGTCTCCATCAACAAAACCACCTTCATTACTGTAAGAAGTTAGGTCTGACATAATCCCTGGCTTAAATTGTAATTTGGTTAAAGGCATTAAACGGCAATCTCTGAAACAATTAAAAAAGAGGTACTTACATTTACAGTTGCAGCCATTGAGGATGACTCTTGTGCTTTTATTTCATAAGTATGAGAAGCTGCTGATCCAGGAGAGTCTAAATAAAGAATAGGACACATTAATTTCACATCCTTAGAAAAATTTAATTCTTGACCTACTGTACCAACTGTTCCTAAATCTGAACTACCTCTAAACAGTTTAAAAGTAACAGTACCCATAGCTGGAACATCGCCGCCGTCACCGCTGTCTGAAACTTGTCTAGCATCAAAATCAACGGAAATATTTGCTTGAACTAAAACTTTATGACTAGACGCTGACGTTACAATAGCTTGTGATAAACCAAAACTAGTTGCAGATGTACCAACATTGGTGTTGCTTGTTGCCGTGTCTTGCAAAATTTGTAAAATACCAGAAGCACCACCAACGGCACCTGTTGCAACAGCGGTTACTCTACCATAAGCATCAAGAGTAATTGTATCAATTTTTGTAGTGTCAGCTGTCGATCCATAAGTGGCGGCACCTGCTCCTGCCGTAGCTAATGCAATGGTCGGTGTACCAGCTTCCGAGGAAGACGAACCAGAAATACCCGTTCCTGCTGTAATAGTTGCTACATAGTTACCAGTTGTTTTTGTTCCTAATGCTACAGCATTATTTGCTATATGTGCAGCATCAATAGAGCCATCAACGTACTGAGCCGAATCAACAGAGTTTGCAGCCATCTTTGCAACAGTTATTTGAGAGTCGGCTATGTGGGCGGTGTCTATTGAGCCATCTACATATTGAGCCGAATCAACAGAGTTTGCAGCCATCTTTGCAACAGTTATTTGAGAATCAGCTATGTGGGCGGTATCTATTGAGCCATCTACATATTGAGCCGAATCAACAGAGTTTGCAGCCATCTTTGCAACAGTTATTTGAGAGTCGGCTATGTGAGCGGTGTCTATTGAGCCATCCACATATTGATCGGAGTCGATAGAGTTTACTGCCATTTTAGCTAAAGTTACATTAGCATCGGTAATATTAGCAGTTGTTACAACTGGATCTACTTTAGCAACATTTGCATTCGACCCAGCTCCATCCGCATAAATAATAGCTGATGTGCTATTAATTAAAGCAACCGTGGTTCCCGAACCACCGCCTTGTTTTATAGTAACTGTCTGACCAGTAGAATTACTTATAAAATACCATTTTTGTTGATCGTTAGGATCTATTGTTAAGTTAAAAGCTCCAGAAGGAGTTCCTATTAGTAAGATAACCTTATGGTGCCCACTAGAAAGTGTTCCATCATTAGATGTTAAGGTTGTATTTCCAGAAACAGTTACAGATAAAACTCCATTTAGTGCATCATCAATAATATCAAAATTTGTATTAGTTGTTGTTCCCCAGGTTCCCGCTTGTTCTCCAGACGTTATTTTTTCTATACCTGTATTTGCTGTATATGTACTTGCCATATTAAACCTCTATTTCTGTCCATGTTTCCGTACCAGACGGAGCTATTGTTGTCCAACTTTCTGTACCACTAGGAGTTATGGTTGTATAAGTCTCTTCTGTAGCACTTGCATTAACTTCGACAAATTTTAGTTCTCCTACGGATTCTTGTGCAAAATTAAAATCTTTAGTGGCAACACCTGAACCTATCATAATAGCATTTGATGCTTTTGTAAATGCAGACTCTAACTCAGTTGTACCTAATCGTAATCTAGTGCCTATCGATGTTGTTACTGCATTTGAGCTTAACTCTGCATTTGTACTTCCACTTATATAAAGTGCAACAGATGTTTGTGTGAAGTTACCATCTATTGTAACAACCCCAGACATAACACCTATGGCGGCATTAGCACTTGAAGAAATACCACTTTGTTCAGATATACCAGCTAATAGAATACTCTGATCAGAAATAGCTCTTTCACAAAATGCTGATGCACCTAACATTAACTTGCCTCTTTTTCTTTTTTCTCAACTTTCACAGATTGTATTAACGAGTTAGTAAAAGTATTTTGTGCTACAGTTACTTGATCTAATTGAAATCTAAGACTAGCTGCCTTGGATTGTAAATCTTTAATTTGTGCAATAAAATAGTTTTGTTTTTCATCTAAATCAGATGGATTATATTCAGTTCCATCAATAGTTATTACATTATCCATTACCAACTAACTCCACTTGCTGTTTTTGGTGTTTTCATAGTATCTATCTGTGAAGCCATTTTATTCTCCGTTTTCTAATGTTGTTATTCTTGCTTCAAGTTCTTGAATTGTTTTCACGAGTAGAGGTACTAGCTTGGATTGGTCTATGCCCTGCATCACTGGATTACCATCATCATCTACTTCATTGTGTGTACCAGTAATAGCTTCAGGTACAACTGACTGCACCTCATGTGCTAAGAAACCATCTACTGTAGTGTCAGCATCTGCAATAAAGTTAAAACGAGATGGCTTTAATTGTTTTAATCTTGTAGTTGCATCCCAAGATGTTACTACATTTTCTTTTAGCCTGTAGTCTGATGAGGTGTTAAAGGCTGTAGCAGTAGCAGAGATTGTAATGTTACCTACTGATGAACCTCCATTTTTTCTAAAATTTTGCAACAGACCTGCATCTTGTCTTTGCATTTCTAAACATTGAGTGCCTGCATCTGTTACAATTTCTATTTGACCTCTTACACTTAATACTGCATCTCCAGTTATAAGTTCATTATTTGTATTAATTTGAACGCTATTATGCCCACCATTTACAACAAGCATATTTTCTTGAGCATTTGATTCAACACGAAAGTCCACATCTGCACTAGCTTCGTTGAATACTACGCCACCCTCTATACTTGATGCAGTAGTTGTAGTAACTCCACCAGTAA